GAGACTGCGCTGGGCCAGCGCCAGCCCATCAGTAACACCTCGGGGGTCGCCTTGGCGATCCAGTATCAGCCGATGATGAACACTTGGTATCTCAAGACGATCCAGTACGGGCGGGGCATCGAGCAGATCAACGAGTTGGCACTGCTGACGTTGGCGATCAAGGAGCCTCACGTCCTGCAGTTCGACCCCTCGCGGACCTCCGAACTCAAAGCCGAGCAGTACGCGGTGCTCGACCCGGCCGATCCTCTGACCTATCGCACCACGGTGTGGTTCCCACCGCCGCTTCCCACCGATGTGCTGGTGAAGTTGAATGAGATCCAGGCCAAGATGAGCCTGGGGCTGGAGTCCAAGCGCGGGGCGCTGCGTGACCTTGGGGAAGAGTTCCCTGATGAGAAGATGCAAGAGATCTTTGACGAACTGTCGGTGGATGCTCGTGAGCAGGCCGCGCTCGACCTCCTCAAGACGCACCTCATGCAGGTCATCGCTGCGGCCACTGGCACCTACGTCGAGGAGGGGGACGACGTCCACCATGCCGACGGTGGTGGACAGGGAACGACCCAGACTGCTGGGACCGATAGTAATCAGCAGGAGGGTAGTCCCATGGGAACGTTAGACTTGGACCACATGCAAGAGATGATGGAAGAGTTGGTGACGAAGGCCCACCTGCCGAGGATGTCGGTTCGCCGAGACCCCTCGCAGGGATAGGGAACTTCGAGACGCAGCACGAGACGCGGTACGAGATGGTCGCAGGAACGCGGCACTAAGACAGACGACCACCAGGAGACCGTGATGACCGTGCATAAGCGGGACTTCCCGCGTTGGGTGAACGAGTTCTATGACCGGCATGGCGTGATGCCGATTGCCGGGGGGTCAGACACCAGCACTGCTCAGGATCAAGGCAACCAGGACCAGACGACGCCAGCCCCACAGGCAGACCCTCAGAGCGGGTTCCCCCACTACGAGCCCACGCAGCCCCAGCCCTTCGACCCGAACCAGCAGACGCAGAACCCAGCCACGGGACGAACCTTCACCGAAGAGGAACTGGAGCGGGCTCGACAGCAAGAGCGAGAGAAGGTTTACAGCCGCTTGGAGCAGGAGCAACAGCAGCGGCAGACGCTGGAAGAGCGCATCCAGCAGATGGAGCAAGAGCGAGAGGAAGAGCGCCAGCGGCTTGAGGAGCAGCGTCAGCAGGAAGAGCAGGAGGCGCAGAAGCAGCAGGAAGAGCAGCGGAAGCAAGAAGAGGCAGAACTCACTGAACTTCAGCGCCTCCAGAAGCAGCAAGAGGAACTGCAGCAGCAGTTCGAGCAAGAGCAGCAGCAACGTAAGCAGCAAGAGATCATGCTCCAGAAGGAGCGCGAACTCAATGCCCTGAACGAGTACAAGCAGCAGCGCGTCCACGAGGCACAAGAGGAGATCGCTCCGCAGTTCCTTGACTACGTTCAGGGCGACTCACCGGAGGAGATCGATCAGGCCATTGAGACGGCCAAGGCCAAGACGGCTGAGATCATGACCGAGTTCCAGCAGGCTCAGCAGTCGCAGCGGCAGGCAGCGCAAGGGGTTCGTGCCACGGCCCCGCCTGTTGGACCGGCTGAGGGCTTCACCGGGGAGCGCACCTTCTCGTTGGAAGAGATCCAGGCGATGACGCCAAGTGAGTACGCGAAGTACCGGGGTCAACTCCAGCAGGCAGCCAAGCAGGGCGGGCTGTACGGATAGCCCTCAGACGAGAGTGATTGGATCTTCCGGTACTCTCGACCACGAAGTTGAACAACGACCGATCAGAAGAACTACGAGGAGAACACGAGCATGGCTTCTGCCATCACGGGGACTGGCGAACTCGCCGCTTCCCCCACCGCCTACAGCGGGACCAACACGCAGTTGACTCCCGCGATCCAGACGGTGTGGTCCAAGGAGATCCTCTTCCAGGCCATGCCGATCCTCCGCTTCGAGCAGTTCGCGGTGAAGAAGACGGAACTCGGTGTGCAGCCGGGTCTCACGATCAACTTCATGCGCTACAACAACCTCGGGGAAGCGGGGCAGTTGGTTGAGGGTGTGCGGATGCAGACCCGCGCCCTGACTGCGCAGCAGTTCTCGATCACCGTCGCGGAGCACGGCTTCGCGGTGGCGCTCTCGGAGTTGCTGCTCAACGCCTCGTTCGATGACGTGATGGCATCGGCCTCGCGACTGCTCGGGCGCAACATGGCCGAGTACCTCGATGGCTCCTGCCGCGACACGTTGCGGCTGGCCTCGTCCTCGATCTTTGGCTACCAGCCCGCGACCGATCGCAGCGCGATCAGCCCGTACGACGCCGGTACGCCGGGGACACAGCGCTCCGACCTCACCGGGGACTTCTGGCTGCAGCCCGCCGCGATCAAGGACGGCGTGGAGACCCTGGCCACGAAGAACGTCCCGCGCCTGGGCGAGACCTACGTGTGCTTCGTCCACCCGCACCAGTCGCGCCGCCTGCGCGACCACCCGGAGTGGATCGAGGTCACCAAGTACGCCGCGCCGGGCAACTTCATGCTCGGCGAGATCGGGCGGCTCAACGACGTGGTCTTCATCGAGACCACCCAGGTCGAGCGCGTGCAGAACGGTGCTGGTGCCGAGAACCAGGACCGCTACGACGCGATCATGATCGGCGACAACGCCTTCGGGCACGCGATCTCGCTGCCGGTGGAACTGCGCGACGGCGGGATCCTCGACTTCGGCCGCGAGCACGCCCTGGCTTGGTACAGCATCTGGGGCCTGGGCCTCATCACCGACGAGTCGGTCGTCCTCGTCGAGACCAATTAGCACTGAGCCGTGATAAGATCCCCTTCCTATTCGAAGGGAGGGGATCATCACGAAGACTCAGTGCCCACAAGGACATCCATACGATGAAGAGAACACTTACGTTGACGGACGCGGGTACTACCACTGCCGTGCCTGCCGACGTGAGCGGATGTCCAAGAGACGAGAGCACCAGCCTCGCTCTGGTAATGCCAACCATCGGAAGACTCACTGCCCCCATGGGCACGAGTACACCGAAGAGAATACGTACTGGGGACCGAGCAGGACTAGCAAGTCTGGCTACTCACGTCACTGTCGGACGTGCGCCCGGCTCAACATGGTTCGCCAGAACGTCAAGAGGTACGGCATCACGGTCGAAGACCTCGACCGTCTCATGGAAGAGCAGGACGGCAAGTGCGCGATCTGTGCGGTGTCCTTCGATGAAGTACGGCCACACATCGACCACGATCACTCCTGCTGTCCAGGCCAATACTCTTGTGGGGAATGCATTCGAGGACTCCTCTGCAGGGACTGCAACCAGGGTTTGGGGTTCTTCCGAGACTCCTCAGAGAGATTGGAGGCAGCGATGACGTACCTTGCACCGAAGATGGTGGAGACGAACTGATCCCTTAGGACGGGAGTGAGAAAAGGTGCGACCTCGGATTCTCGTGTTGAGGATCCGAGGTCGCGCCGCAACGCGCCACTTAGACGGAGGACGACATGGCGAACAAGCAGCGTCAGCGCAAGAGCGCTGGAGATCAGACCGGGAAGCGTCAGGCGACCTTGGAGGCCGAGGTCGTGGAAGACCAGAAGAGTCAGGACGAACTGACGATGATCTCGCGGCAGCAGGACGAGGCTGCTAAGGACGAGGTCGTTGACTACACCGACGAGGCCAAGAAGGCTGGTCAGTCTCCTGACCCGCCCCGCAAGCCGCAGGATGTCCGGGCCGAGGCTCAGGTGGTTGAGGATGGGGGAGAAGTTCTTGACCTCAACTCCAAGATCGATGAACTGCGCTCCTCGGGTGACCCGGCGCTGGCCAAGTTGGCTGATGAATATGAACGTCTCCGGCGCGAGAAGGATGCTCAGGCCATCCCCCAGGGCCACATCGAGGCGGGTCAGACCACCCAGCACATCCGTACCGCGTTCGACATCAATCAGATGACGCTCGGGGTTGGCACCGAGTACACCTTCAAGGCCGGGCAGTGGTACAAGGTTCCGGCCCACGTCGCAGAGCATCTCAGGGAGAAGGATCTCTTGATGCACTGATCCACCTAAGGAGTGGTGATGGCTTGGTCAACAACTGGACGCAATCGTCGTGCGGATGCGACTGCTGCACTGATCAATGAGTGCAGCCTGCACTCGTCCGACCCAGGCTCCAACGGCACGACTGCTGAGTGGTCGGGAGGCGGGTACACCCGTGTTGCTCCGTCCTTCTCTGCAGCCTCCGGTGGAGTCGCTGGTCTCAGTGACCCGATGGACTTCAGTGGGGAACCCTCGACCGAAGCGAACTTCATGGGCTTCTGGGCCGGGGATGGCCAGTTCCTGGGGTCCGTGGGCCGGGAGAGCGGCGACGCCGCCGCCAACGCGGCGGGTGAGTACACCGTCAACCAACTGAATGTTGACGCTGACGGCAACATCTCCTGATGGCCCTTCACCGGCTGAGAGCGCACATACGGTTCCCGGCCGGTCACTGGGGGCCGACGTGGTGCCGCGACCAGATGGCGGTGCGCTTCGGCCAGGCGGTCCACATCAACCCTGGCCTCGCCAACGAAGAGCCACCTGCCAACGAGGTCGATGGGGACGTGTTCCGCTGCGACCTCCCCTTGATG